ATGTCATCAGATTCTTATTATTGCGATGAAAGAGCATTAAAAGAAAAAATTTATTTGCAAGATATTTTAAACGCTGATGTTATAGTTCAAGAAGAGAAAAGAAAAACTTTCAGATTAGTAAATGCTTTACTTTTAGCCCAGGAATATAGAGCAGCAAGTTTAGTATTTACTGCTGGTAATTATTCAGCAACTTCAAAAGCTACAATAGCAGCAGCAGACCAGTGGTCGCTAAATGATTATGCAACGAACGACCCTCAGAAACAGATTAGAGATTATGCGTATACA